ATGAAAGGTTTTGTGCTAGTACTATCACTGCTAATATTGTCGACTAATGCTGTTGCTGCGGGAAAAGTCATCACTGTCAGTAAGTTTGAATTTGGTAAGCAATGGGCGTTTAGCCGTGAAGAAGTGATGCTGGAATGTCGCACCGGGAATGCGCTTTTTGTGATTAATCCCAGTACCTTAGCGCAATATCCTTTGAATGACATTGCCACTGAACAAATGAAGTCGGGTCACGTATTGGCAAAACCTTTAGATGTATTGTTGTTGGATGACAGCACCAAACCAGGTCAAAAAATGAGTTTGGAGCCATTCCAGTTGCGTGCAATGACATTGTGTGGAAAATAATCAGCCTGACTACAGCTTATCGAGATATTAGATTATATTTAACAGCCAGTTAGCTATTCGATGATCAGTTAAAATAGTCATAATCAAAATCAATTTACAACCGTGACTATTTAGTTCCATAGCTAGGTTGGCGAAACACATGTACTCGACTACTCTTAAAGAGTAAGGCTGAATAAGCCTACGTTAATGCCAACTTTTAGCGCACGGCTCTCTCCCAAGAGCCATTTCCCTAGACCGAATATAGGAATCGTATTCGGTCTCTTTTTAAGTTGTTGATTTTAATAGTGTTTTTCTGTTTCTCCCGAAATCCCCCGAAATTTCCCCGAAATCCTATACTCGGCCTAAATCTCAACCCACTCATTTTTACGTGAATCCAGGTATACATTCGTCATTTTCATCGATTTGTGTCCAAGCAATTTCTGTGCAAATTCCTTATTAACTTCGGCTTTAGCAGCAGGAGTTGGGGCAGGAGCTTGCAATCGTTCAAGGAGGACTACTGGCTGAAAGTTTGATTCAATATAGTTGTTAGCCTGAATGGCCTGAGAGATGGCATCCCTCCGGGCGATTTGTCCCAGAGGGATCTCTTTTCCAGTAAGTGGATTTCGCCAGTAATAAGATTTGTAATATCGCCGATATGTCAGATTTTTGGGTAAGTTGGCATCATATCGTTTTGGCCTTGATGCCATGATTAATTCTCTCTATCAGTGATGAACTTGTACTGGGGGATGTTTTAAGTATTTCTTTTGCCAGTCGATAGCTTTTAGGTTGAATATAAATAGCACCAGGTTGCACCCGATATTCCCGCCCATGTTTTTCAGGGGCCGGGTAAATATTGCCGCCTCGCGCCCAGCGTTGGAGTGTCTGGGGTGTCGGCTGCTTGCTGCGGTAGGTTTCTTCCGCCCATTCTTCTAATGTCAGTAATTTGGTCATTGGTCTTTCCTCAGTAGGAAAAGGCGCAACGATGCTACGCCCTATTATGGTCGTTTGGTCTGGGGTGGTAAGGGGCTATGTTTTAGTGATCAGCTATTGGATGCTATTAGAGCGGTGTAGTATCGATTGTGGTGGTGGAAATGCGGGTATTAATATCGCCTTCAAATATCGGCATAACGCCAACATTTGGAGCCCAGTTTCGGGCTAATTCAATTTTATTGGTTTCTTCCGTATAATCCTCCATTCTCCAGCCAATCAGCTTTTTCTGAATAGGCTGGCTGCACGTCTCGGTTGCCGCTGATAACTCAGATTCTGCTTTCTCAATTCTCTCTATCAGAGTGATAATTGAGGATGCTGGGATATACGCATATCTCAGGGGAGAGATAGCCATTATTTCTTCACAGTGTTCTCTCAATTCGTCGAGGTTATTCATTAATAATCTCCCCAAGACAATTGTGAGGCTATTGGCCCTGGCTCTTCTGCTGCGCGAAATTCTTTATCGGGAACAGATAGAATGTTGCTAAAGTGATTGAATTCACCGTCTTTACTGGTTTCAACAAAACCAGCCTCACTTATCCCCTTAAGGCAAAGCCACACGGTTTCGCTTGTTAGCTGGATTCTTTCTAGTTGGTACTGTTTGCGGTAAATAAACGCTTTTAACGCTTCCTCTTTGGTGAAGTGGTAGCGTGAGCGGGCAGCATTTTTAAGACAGCGTTTAACCTGGCGATCACCTGGCCTGTTGCGATATTGAATAATCTGTTCAAGACTCATTTGCGGGTAGTCATGGCAATACCAGAATGTTTTTTCTGTCTCCCGTAAAATGACCATTTGCCACAACATAACAATGGGGCGGCCTTGCGAGTCATTACCATCTACATAGCGATAGCAGTATTTTTTATCAGGCATTCTGCTTACCTCGCAGGTTGGCGGCAAACTGCATTAAGTCAGCCCTCAGATATAAAAGAGGCTTAATAACTCCATTGTCTTCAATGGCTGAGAATACTGACTCGTGAAATCCATCCGCAGCCAGTTCAACTCCCTGAGCCATTGCCTCGTTAAATATCTGAGTAGTGGTGGGCACTTGCTGTTTAATGATTTCCACTGCTTGAGCATGATTTAAATGTCCGACTTGATGAGTATTGGCCCAGTCATTTAATTGGGTATCAGATTGATAGCTTGGAATATCAATATCTACGCCCTCTAGATTTTCCAATAGCCAATCTCTGGCATCGATAAGACGCCCGGCTTGAATAAGTGCCAGTGCTGCAATAGACCCAATGGCTAACCGATTTATTAACCATGCTCCGGATAATTCCCGTGCCGCCTTTTCTTGCAGAAGAATATTTTCAGCGGCCAGTATTTGATTCTTTTTTTCCAGATCTGCAATAGTATTTTTAGCCTCGTGATAACCCTCTAGTACCACGGGCAATAACTCTGATTCAGTCAGTAGAGCATTAAATTTAGGGTGTGTGGCAACGTAGTCAGCATCAGGATCTTGGAAATTATAGATTAGGGTTTCATAAGCGCCGATGAAGCGCCCAAACCATCGGGTAGACCGGCAATGCCCACTCATTCACCGAAACGATCAGGCCAATACCGCTGGTGGAACGGATTTCAATATGCCAGTCAATATCGTTAATGAGCTGCATATCGTAATCACCAGAGCGGAGTTTCAGCCCCCATTGGAAGGTATAAAAGTAAAACTCAGTGCTATCATTGCCACGATAGTAGGTTGGCTCGACGTCACCATCCATACGCTGGATCCGGTTGGTGAGGTCAGAAACGGCATTATTCAATTGGTCATTAACATTGACCATGACAGCCAGTTTGCTGGTTTTTTCTGCTACCTCTTTTTTGTATCGCCGGATCTCCGTTAGTTGCTGGTTTAACAGAGTTCTTTTGTTCTCAAGATCATCTTTCAGGCGAACAATATGGATTTTCATTTTTTCAGGATTCAGTGATTTCAGCCGATTCACTTCAGTGGCCAATACTCGCTGATCAGAAAGTGACAGGTTATATTTAGCTGAAATACTGTCTCGCTGCGCATTGGTTTCAGCGACTAACAGGTCTGCATTTTCTATTCGTTCCTGCACTTGTGTTAACGCCAGGGATTTCGTGGTTAGGTCGTTTTCAGTTTTTTCTAAACGGTCGAATAACAGGTTGTACTCGTCAGTCTCGATGTTGAGTTGTTCAATACACAGGGACTGTGCTTGGTTGAGTAAAACAGTCGCGCTCTCTATAGAGCGCTGTGCGGTGCGCCTGAATGGTCAGTGTCGGAGGGATGGGACAAAGAAACGGTAAAAGGCGCGGTTGAACAGGCGGTAACAACAGGACTCTTGCCCAAACCTAAAGCTAAGAAATATCAGTTGTTGTTATCAGATAAGGGCAAGTTGGGTAATGGGGTACCAACAAAAATTCGTCATTTTTTAGACGAGTTGAAAGACAAAATTAAACAGGATCAGGAGGAAAGGGCAAGAGGATGGCGCGATGAAAGTATCAGGTTACAAGAGTCTCTGGACAGTACCCCAATTGAACTGACGCTGACCGAATGGTTGCGCTCAGGTGCCGCGCCTGCTGGGTTTGTGCTTCAGGAAGAAGCTGAGTTAAAGGCTGTGTTGGAACAGGGTGGCATTCTGCGCAGTAAACATCAGGATTTAGTCAGTGACGAGATCCGTGGGCATATCGCCGCCGGTAAACTGGTTACCAAGTTGGCTTTGGAGTGGCGGGAACGTATTAGTTTCATGTTGTCCGACGATGGCAGCCTGAAAAGAGTGAAATACAGTACCACGCTTCTGGAGCAAAACGACGATATCGATCGCGAGGATTATGCCCAGCGATTTGATGCCGATTTCATTCTGATGACGGGTGAATTAGCTGCCTTAATTGCGGATCTGGTTATGGCATTAGGCGGGGAGGCAACCAGTAGTTCATGGGTAGACTTGGATGGCGCAGAACGGGACGATGATGATCGCTATCCTGAAGCAGTGGAGTTCATCAAGGCAAAAGGTAAAGCTTCAATCTCTGGGCTACAGCGTGAACTCCGCATTGGTTATAACCGTGCTGCCTGGCTGCTAGAAAGAATGCAGGTTGAAGGCATTGTGTCACAACCAACTCTAGACGGAACCCGCCAAGTGCTGGTCGGGGAGGGCGCGTAATGGTGATCAAGCCACACGTACCCAACGCCGAAAGGGTTGGTATTAACAACGATATAAGGTCTATGCGCCTGGCTGGTCGGTTAAGTGATGCAAACAGCCAGTTAAACCGCGTGATCAGTGCTGCCAGTGGTGCTGACTGGCGGACCCTGCGCGATCTCGAAAAATTATTATCCCAGATGTTCCCCGGTGAAGGTGATACCCAGACCGCTATAAGCGCACGCCTGCGTGAAATTAATCCTGTCCGTCATGGGCTGGTGAAACAGGTCAGAACTGTCCGCAATGAGGATAGCGGTAAGCGTGTTTGGTTTTATCGCCTGGTTCCAAATTCTGGTTATGGGGAGCCATTGCATGATTGATTTCGCCAATACCCAATATGTTCATGATCTGGCAGTTCTCAAATCCGCCCCAACGCATAAGTTGAAATTGATTGGTGATCAGTGGCGCACGCCAGATGCTCTGTTCTGGGGCATCAATGCGATGTTTGGCCCGTTAGTTCTGGATCTGTTCAGTGATGGTGAGAATGCGAAAACGCCTGCTTATTACACTGCGGAAGATAATGCGCTCACTCAAGATTGGGCAGCAAAACTGACCGAGTTGAATGGTGCCGCTTTCGCCAATCCTCCCTACAGCACGGCGAAGAAGCATGAAGGTCAATATATCACTGGTATTGTGCCGGATAAACTCCGCGTTGACTTGAAAGCGTGGAAGCAATACCGTATTGCAGTGAAAAACGTTGATGTTTCTCTTGTGCCGGATATTGAGTGGCCTGTTGTACCCGAATAATAGAAGGTGAACCTGGCTTAACTAATAAGGTATGATCGAATCAGCACCTAACTGTGGGGGCTTCCATATAAAATGCGGGCTAGGAAGCTCTGTCTATTAGAGAACCCTATGAAAATTTTTCCTGTTGTGCTGGCCTTTCTTGCCGTGTCTTTGACCGGTTGCGACAATAAGCCAGAAGATAGAGTTGATGCTGAATGCTATTTCTCATCCACCAAATCAACCGCTATCCATTACATGGACGGTAGTGCTACTGAGTTCGCTTTTGATTTTAATGGGAATAAAATGAGCGGGTGGGCTTGGGTACAAAGGGTAAACGATGCGGTATCAGATGCCACTTGTCATTTAGTGAAATAACCTTATTTCTTGAGGTGTCACCTAAAACGATTTGCAAATATATTCCTGCAAAAGATCGTTTTACCCAGGCATTGAGCTAATCATTGTGAAGAACTTAATTACCCGGCTATTTCAATCGTATAGCCAGCGGCCAGCTTTGGCGGATTCTATAAACATTCTGACAGTCAGTGGTCTTCTGGTAGACATTAAAGACAACTTTTGTTTTCGGCTCATGATCACCCTTTTGATGAAAGGGACAACTTCCAGAGGAAAGTAACGACTGAAATCTATATGAGACATGTCTACACTAAAAACTTTACTATAATCTTCAATAGCATAAATCAACTCATCGTTCCCTGCGTAATCCTGCAAAGGGGTATCGAGATCAAGAGGTATTTTTTTAAATTTCCAGGTTAGCGGGACAGATAGTTCGTTACTGAAAAAAGCTAAAACCTCCGCATCGGTTACCATACTTTGTCATTTCCTCTGGCTATACGATTGTAATCTCTCGCAGTACACCAAACTATTTCGCTGACATCTGAAGCTAGGATAAGCCAACCAACCACAGGAACGGCACGGCCAACAAAGGTGCCAATTTTATGAACCATTCTAGGCTTTAACTTATGAGGTGGATAGCCACCAATGATTGATGGCAATTTGATGCCCCATGGAAATTTGGCAGAACCGAAAACTTTGCGGGCACCACGTGAGGCAAAAGATGTACCTGGTGTAGCTCCTACAAATTTTCCTCTGGTTGGAGATATATTCAGGCCAGCGACAATTGCAACAATCGCCCCGAAGTCCTCTACACCTAACTGGTTTGCAGTATTCTCACAAAAAATCATAAACAGGAGTTCGCTGGCGGTTAAATTCGAACGACCAGCATAAAAATAAGTATTGTTGAGCTCTTCCACCGTATCCATAACTTTTCCTTGTTATTGCCCTATATATTCCCGCCTAAGCATATTGGAATTGGATGATTACTCCAAACAATTATAGTGAGCAAAATTCTGAAAATAGAACAACATCAGATATTTCCCACATATATTGAAAAATATCCTTTCCCTCCAAGCCAGATAGCTATGCGCCTTAAAATAAATAACTACCCTGTTGCTCTCTTATCAACAACGAGCTAAATTACCAAAAGATGCCAAGCCTCACTTTTTAGTGGGGCTTTTTTTATGCCTGCCGGAAACCTCTCACTATGTCAGCTATCGATATCACCACCATGCGCGGCGAAATGCCTCGGGCGGTGCCACATCTATTGCCTGAGCAAGCGGCCACTGTAGCTAAAAATTGTCATTTTCGTCACGGAGTTATTACACCAATCATGGCTGATGTGGATGGTGTGAAAACATTTAGCCTGAAACCAACAACTATTTTCCGTTACCGCGATGATTATTGGTTTGCCTGGACTGACTTGATTGACGCGATCCGCAGCCCGGTGGCGCAGGATAAATATGAGCGGGTATATTTCACTGATGGCAAATATCCCAAGGTCACCAGCAATGAAATAGCGACTCAAGGAGAGGGTAATTTCCCAGCGGTGAGTTTTCGGCTGGGCATTCCAGCTCCAGTTAATCCTATTGAAGTGACTGCGATTACGCCGCCGGCTGATCATGGTGATGATGATCCAACCGATGACGATACCCGTTTTTATGTTGAAACCTATGTCACTGGCTATGGGGAAGAGGGGCCGCCGGGGCCAGTTTCGCAGGAAGTGACCATTGTATACCCCGGCAGTACCGTAGACCTCGCCCTGCAACCACCGGGCAGCCAGAACTCTAATATCACCCGTCGTCGTATTTATCGCTCTGCATCTGGCGGTGGGGTTGCTGATTATCTGCTGTTGGTCGAGTTGGACGTTGGTGTGCTTGTGTATCAGGACACTTTGCTTGATAAAGAACTTGGTCCGGTATTGGAAACTGAAAACTTCCTGATGCCGCCGGATGAAATGATTGGTTTGTGCCTGATGGCAAACGGTATAGCCGCTGGTTTTGCTGGTAACCAAGTCATGTTCTCGGAGGCATTTCTCCCCTATGCGTGGCCTGAAAGTTACAAGCTAAGCACAGAGCACGACATTGTGGCTATTGCCCCTATTGGTGCTGGCCTGGTGGTCGGTACAAAAGGGCGGCCCTATCTGTTTAGTGGGATTACTCCGTCCAATATCACCAACGCCAAGTTACCCGTGATGCAAGCCTGTGTCAGCCGCCGCAGCATGGTGAGTATGGATAGCTTTGCGCTCTACGCGTCACCCAATGGGTTGGTATCGGTTGATAGTGCTGGCAATGCATTAGTTGCCACCGAACAGATTATCGAGCCACGGCAATGGCGGAAAAACTTCAATCCTGAAAGTATCAAAGCATGGCAGGTGGAAGGCGAATATCTGGCGATTTACCAGACGGAAAAAGGAACCAGCGCCGGATTTATTTTCGATCCGCAAGCGATGGATATCCGTCATCTGACCACCGTTTTTGATACTGCATTTAATGATCTGGAATCGGATACGCTCTACACCATTAAAGGCGACAAACTATATATCTCGCAAGTGAGTACCACGCCGTTGCCGATCACATGGCGCAGCAAGCCATTTCTGGCACCTCCCGGCACCTCATTTTCCTGCTTGCGCATAATGAGTGAGAGTGTGATCCGCGTGGGGGTCAATTTGATTGTTGATGGTGCGCCGGTGCTGTCGCTGCCGCCGGGCTCCTTAATCGATGGGCTTCTGAAGTTGCCGCCGATCACCGGCCGCAAATGGACGGTTGAGGTCTGGGGTTACGCGCAAGTTGACCGTATTACCCTGAGTACCTCAATGGCGGAGATGCCAGCATGACCAAAGGTTTTCGCGCAGGTCGTGATGCGGCTGCTCTCTCGGAAAATATAGAGGTGTTGACCGGTCAGCGTGGGGACGGTCGCAATCGTGCAGTGACCTACGCCGAGTTGGCCGATCTGGATTTAGCCAAGTTACGCACCGGAGCAGGCGGTAAATTACAGCTCAAACCTCATCCCAATGATAATACTGGCCCGGCCCCCTCTTTTCCTACTCAACCACGAAACTTTAAAGCCAACGGCGGTTTTGGCGCGGTACTGCTGGAATGGGAGATGCCGAATTACCGTGGACATTCGCTGACGGAAATCTATCGTAGCACTGAAGATAACCTGGCTAATGCGGTGATGGTGGCCAGCTCGGCGGCGGCGGTTTATGGCGACCCGGTTGATCCGGGTTGGCAAGGTTATTACTGGATCCGCTTTATTAACTCCGCCGGTGTGGCGGGGCCATTTAATGCCAGTGAGGGAACTCCGGCAAAAACAGCTGCTGATATTGATGAAATCATTGACCTGATTAATAAGGAAATTAATGAATCGCCATTAATCGGTGAGCTGACCAATAGCGTCAATGATCTTGACCAGAATGGCGGCCAGGCATTTCAGAAAATGTGGAGCACCAAAGTTGATGCCAGCGGCATCACCGCAGGGATCGGGATTGTCGCGGGCAGGGATGCTGACGGTAAACCCATTGCTCAGGTCGCCATATCGGCCAGTCAGTTTTTTGTCTTTGATCCGAATAATCCAACCGATACCGGTTCCTATGCGATTCCGTTTTCTATTTCCGGCGGGCGAGTGGTCATTGATGAAGCTGCTATCCGTGAAGCCACCATCAAAATTTTAAATGCTCAAACCATTATCGCTGATGAAGTTAAAGCGGGAATCAGCATTTCAACGCCCACGCTCAATAGCGCCACGATAAATAACGGTAAGTTCACAGTTGATGCCGCCGGTAATCTGAAGATTGGCGACCTATTCAGTGTTTCAAATACGGGAAGAATTACCATCAGGCAAGGTGCAGGCAGTATTGGCCTTGTCATCACTAACGAGAGAATAGAGGTTTATGATGAGAAAGGTGCGCTTATGGTTCGTCTTGGCAAGCTTGATTAGTTTAACCGCGTGTATGTCCGTGGGTAAGAATCCCCCTCCTGATTTTAACTTTAACGGTATCTGGCAGTGTCGCGCTACGGTTTAGAAGTATTCCGCCCGGATGGCACATCAGTGGTGATGGATAACAAAACTACGGTCACTAAAATAGTTGGCATGGGCAGTAAAGGTAATTCATTCGGAGAATGGAATACGGGGATTACTATTCCTTCTGGCTATGACTATTTTCTTTGGATGTCTTCTTATGCCTGGCTTGATTATACCGTTAGTGGTAGTCAGTGGGTACCTGGTGGATTCGCTTATAATCAACCTTACTTGGATGCTAATCGTACACTGAAAGTAAACTCAGTTAATTACTATGGTGCTATTCCATCCTCATATTATGGTGTTTATATCTGGCCCGCTTCTGGATCGGTGGGCGGTTATGGTATCCAATTTATGGGGGTTAATAACTTCACCGGTATTAGCAATATTAGCCAATTCACTTGCCTGTTATTTAAAGGCGAGGTGGATATCAATGACGGTTGGCTTCCCAGTTATATTAATCCGGCCTTCGCGGCGGATCAGGTGATGTGTTATTTCTACACCGAAGATACCAGCAAAACCATTTGTATGTCGCCTTATCCCACTGACCGCCGATATCGCGTTTTTTATGTCAATGGCGGTGGCGGGGCCACCATTAGAGCTAAGGTTTGTATTTTTGGTAATGGTGGGTTGAATCGCAGCAAATATGGCTTGGAAATCTATTCGAAACAAAATGGCTCAGTGGTTTATAACTCGGGCTACGATATTCTGGCCCGCCCTAAATTGATTCCTTTAACCGGTGCGGTCTTAGGCTCAATGCGGAGTGTTGAGGGGATCGCCAGACCAATGTATGCGCCGTGCAATATTGGTGCGATGTACAGTTACCCGTGGCAGGTTTATGTCTGGGTGAACAGCAATGGCACGCAGATTGGCCCTGCTTGGGGATGGGCCAGAAATCAACCAGCGTCCCATGGCCCATTAACCTATTACGTTTCAAGTATTCCTATCATGGTGCTGGATGCTGCAAACTACTTTCATTTCTAAACTGGCACGAATAGCCAGAGATGCTGGGGATCCGGAACTTCTCATTCATGTCCGAGACGCCTGCCGTAAAAAACAGGCGTTTTGCTTTTCAGCAGACGATGCTGTGATCGTCCTGCGCCCACGAATGAAAGAAGGCATTCCTTATGTGGTGGTTTGGCTGGGTATCAGTAACGGGCAGCAAGGTTTGGTTAAGTACACACCGGAGGTTCAGAGCCTCACTCGCATGATAGGCGGGCGCTGGGCGGAGTTTTATACGACGCGAAAAGGGTTTATCCGCATCGCTAAACGCCTCGGCTTCGAGCGCATGCCTGATAAAGATGGACTGATGAAATTCAAAATACCGGTTTAATGTAAACGAGTCGATAAGCGAAAGCCCCGAACTGTTAGCCGCAGTCGGGGCTTTCTACTTTCTGCACCTTGAAAAAGGCAAGGGAGAAGATGGGTGAATATTAACCTAGGAGAATGGGTTGTGAAAGCTCTAGAACTGTTTGAACGAAGTAAAACACTCCGGCGCATGTATTACTCCACTGTACTGGTCGGCATTTTATATGGTGTGGCTAGCGTGCTATCCGTAGTTCGTTGGTGGTGAGAATGGGAGGTCATTATGGGCAAAGGTGGCGGTAGCACCGAGGTTAAAGAAACCTCTCAGGAACTGGCAGCGGCTGAAATTGCCGGTAAACAATGGACGCTGTACCAGAACGAACTTAAGCCAATGGAAAATCTGTTTATTAGCAAAGTAGACAGTATGAATAACGAGTCGAAATATGACGATGCCGCTGGGACCGTCAACTTAGGTTATCAACAGGAGTTTGGTAAGGCACGCCAACAGGCGGCTACTGAATTGTCTGCGGGTGGTGTTGATCCGAGTAGCGGTAAATTCCAGGGAACACTACAAACGTTGCAAAGTGATCAGGTGGCAGGGCAAATCGACACTACTAACCGGGCGCAATCCTCACAACAGGATAAATATGTCGCCGGGTTGCAGGATGTTGTCGCTATGGGTTCAGGGCAAAAAGCTGATGCACTGTCTGGTTATAGCAACATTGCCAGCCAGAGTTTAAGTAAAGCGACCAGCGATGCACAGAAGTCACTTAGCGACCGACAGGCAGTAGGGCAATTAGTTGGTGCTGCTGGTGGTATGGCCGCTCGTAATTATGGGGTAAAGGATGTCAGCAGCAAATCGACTTATGGTCTCAAAGACGTGAGTAGTAAATCCACTGGCATCTTTGGCGGCAGCTAATGATAGGAGGTAGTTATGGGACAAGCATCTGATACCTATGCCAATCTTATTCGTGATCAGTATAACGATTGGCTCACTCGTTTTTATCCAAAGCAAAAAGAGCTGATGGGTTTGGCTACCAGCGGCGAACTGATGAATCAGCAATTAACCCGCGTCAGTGATAGTTCTGCTAACAGTCTGCGTTCTGCTCAGTTGGGTACTCAAAATCAGTTGGCGCGTTATGGCACTACTCAGACGGCAAACCCGAACGATAACAGTTTAGGTTTGCGCTCGGCACTAGCCACTGCCGGGGCGAAGAATGGTATTCGGGAGGCTGAGCAAGATCGGCAGATGAATATTTTAACCGGTGGCAGTACAAGCCTACGTGAGCAAATGAGTATTGGCGGGGGGAGTAACTAATGGGATACGGACTGATTGATGTTGCACGGGAGACTCGGCAGCAGGCCATGCAAGGGCTAGGTGATGCTTCTAACCGTGAGATACAGCGCGAATCTGCAAATGAGCAGCTCAAATCCCAACAGAAACAGAGCCAAATGAGCATGATTGGCGTGGGGGCCGGTACTGGCATGGCGGTTGGTGCCACCTATGGCGCTGCGGGTGGGCCGATTGGTGCGGGTATTGGTGCCGCAGTAGGTTTGCTGGCAAGTAGTTTCTTCTAAAGGATCATTATTATGGGCGTACAAGGTTTAGCAGACGGCTTCTTGGCAGGCTTCAATACTGCGGATCAGGCTACCCAGATCTAGGTATCAGCGGTGCGATGGTTGTTGGCTGCGACAATGGTTCTCCTGAACACCCTACTAAAACCAATCTTGGCGGACGTAGCCACCTCATTTTCGTACAGGAGTAAACATGTCAACTAACTGGATGCGCCATTTCGAATTGCAGATTTTAGATCTGAATGGGAAGGGTATTTCGCTTTCTGATTTCAAGGTTACATTCCAGATCGAATGGGCAGACACGAAGTGGCCGCGCGTGGCGAATGTGAAGATTTACAATCTATCGACTGACACCACCAATAAAATACTCGGTCAAGAGTTCGCCAAAATACGCATTATCGCTGGTTATGATGGGATCGCGCCTGATGTGGATGCTAGTCAGGTGGGGAGGGTGCGGAATATTCCCGAAGGGCGAGAGGGACAAACTGATGACCAGAACTGTGGTCTTATTTTTGACGGTGATATTCGCTTTACAGTGACAGGGAAAGATAACATCACTGATTCATGGGTACTCATTCAGGCTATTGGCGATCATGAGGTATTCCTTTTTGCTCGCACTAAAACTACCATAGCGGCTGGATACACAGTGGCTGACCTGCATAATGTAACGATGCAGGGTTTCAACGCGTTCGGCGTGACTAAGGGCATTACTGGTAGTATGCCAACAACTGTTTTCCCACGCGGTCGTGTACTTTATAACGCATCGCGTAACGTCATGGATAATATTGCCGCACAGTGTAACGCAACATGGCAGTTGGTAGACGGGCAGGTGCAGATGGTTCCCGAAGATAAGTATATTCACGAAGCTATCGTATTGAGCGCTGATACCGGGCTTGTTGGTATGCCACAGCAAACTATGGGGGCGGGGGTGAATGTGCGTTGCTTGATTAACCCTAACATCCGTATCAATGGACTCATCCAGCTCGATCAAAACTCTGTTTACCGGTCAACGGTAGGGAATGGCGACATTGCGCAGTCCCCCTCAAGGATCGGTACATCTGAATATAACGGTAATATTGAGGGGGATGTATTGCCAAGCAAAGCACAGGCTTCCAGCATTGCGACGGATGGCGTTTATATCGTCAAAGGCATCACTTATACTGGTGATACAAGAGGGCAGGAGTGGTACATGGATTTGATGTGCTTCGCGCGCGGTACGCGGGACTTAGTCAATCAGACTGCTATACAGAAAACCAATTATTGAGGTGTTGAACGTGAAGCCTATTTTCGGGATTATCCTTGCGGTTGCTGCGTTGTTTTCTTTCCAGGCATTGGCTGATTCGCAATGTGGGGATTTCAAAGTTCACTGGGCAGATGACGGACTCGCACGAATTAATGGCGCGAAACCAGAATCGCAAAAAATAACCTTCCTGAAAACCAAAGACGATTACAACAACGTAAAAATTGAGTGGCGCGTGGCTACTGACCAGCCCGGTCGATGGGTCGGAATGGAGTTTATCGGACGCGATGGTAAAGCTATCCTCAACGCTCAGTGGCTACAAGCCAGCATGGATGCGCCGAGCCAGTATGCGACTTACGACTGCGTTAAGGTTAAATAGCACACTCAATTGTGCTTTTTGACGATCTCATATCGGCTTGAGCTGGTTTTGTCATCAACTTAGTTGTACAATTAAGTTGATGACAATTTGAGGCAGTCTAAGGAGTCCCCCGATGATCACCCTGACATTTTCCGATGTTCGTCAGAAATTTTCCAGCGTACTAGATACCGCTGTCAATCAGCCCGTGACGATTACCCGCCGTTCAGCTCCTGATATGGTGGTCATCACTGCTGAGCAGTTTGCAGAGTTACAGCAGGCTAAATTTGATGCGTCTCTTGCTCGGGTGATGGGCAAGCCAAAGAATCAGGCCTTGTTCAAGGAACTTGCAGATAAATGATTTTTTTCTTATCTGTTGAGCAGGTCATAGCCATTCACGACTATCAGTTAGAGTCTTATGGTGGGCTGGCAGGATACAGAGATATTGGTCTTGTTGAAGGAATGGTGGCCCGTGTTGAAAACCTTCATGCATACCAAGGTGAAAGTGATTTGTTTGTACTGGCCGCGTCGCTGTTGCTTTCAATAGCTCGAGGGCATGGCTTCAATGATGCAAACAAAAGAACTTCCGTTGCATCAGCGATGGTATTTCTGGATATGAATGGTGCACCCATAATTCCGACAGAGGGTTTCGCTGACTTTGTGGTAGAAGCGGCGCAGGGAATTCATGATGTGCATGCTGTAGCGCAAGAGCTAAAGAGGCTCACAAATTAGAACCTAGCCACTGTAACGATCAACCCAACCCGCTTCCTGGCGGGTTTTTTTATGGAGTTTTTATGCCAATTCCTACCCAGTCGCAAATCGGCGGTGAACAGCAAACCGCACAGACAATCGCTGATTCTATCGCTACCCAGCTAAGAGTTGCTATGCCGGGGATTATTCAATCATTTGATGTTGACGCCGTAACCTGCACTGTTTTACCCGCCATCAAGGGCAATGATTCTGGAGTATCTGGAGTATCTGGAGTATCTGGAGTATCTGGAGATAGGGAATCAGCAGACTTGCCGCTCCTGTTAGACGTCCCAGTAATATTCCCGCGCGGCGGTGGCGTCACCATGACATTCCCCATTAAAGCAGGGGATGAGTGCTTATTGGTTTTTGGTGATCGGTGCATAGATTTCTGGTGGCAGAATGGCGGTGTGCAGGAACCAGTAGACTCCCGTCAGCATGATTTATCGGATGCGTTCGCCATCATTGGCCCCCAGTCACAGGCAAAGAAAATTAGTGGCATCAGTACCAGCGCCGCGCAGTTCCGCAGTGACGATGGCTCAACCTACTTTGAAATAAATCCGACGACCAAGAAAATTAAAATCGTGGCACCTGGTGGCCTCGATGTGATGACACCTAAAGCGGAATTCTCCGCTGAGGTTCTGGTGAATGGCTTGTTTACATTCCTTGGCGGGCTGCTGGGGAGTGCGGCAGCGGGTGTTTCTGCGACAATCTCTGGCGCTATCGAGTTTGTCGGCACCCTGGCGTAATATCGCCGTTGCTGTCGAACATCATGCTGAATGAGTTCGATCAGTATCTGCATAAACGCTATCTGAGCGGGAAAGCCAGAAAGGACCGATGGTACTGGAATAACAGTATCCAGCGAGGCCGAAGTACCGCAGTCAGGGAAAACTGGGAATGGAAACCCGCCGCTGCTTATTGCCGCTATGCCGATGACTTTGTGCTCATTGTCAAAGGTACCAAAGCACAGGCGGAAGCCATCAGGGAAGAGTGTCGGGGCGTGCTTGAAGACAGTCTTAAACTCAGGCTGAACATGGACAAGACCAGGATCACCCATGTCAATGACGGTTTTATCTTTCTGGGTCACAGGATCATCCGTAAACGCAGTCGTTATGGCGATCTGCGGGTGGTCTCGACGATCCCGAAGGAGAAAGCCAGAAACTTCGCCGCATCGCTGACGGCATTGTTATCAGGCAATTACAGTGAAAGCAAAGTCGATATGGTTGAGATGCTCAACCGGAAACTGAAAGGCTGGGCTGCGTTCTACCAGTTCGTTGATTTTAAGGCCAAAGTCTTCCGTTATATCGACCGTGTGGTGTTCTGGAAGCTGGCTCATTGGCTGGCCCGCAAATACCGTAAAGGAATCGCTTCCCTGATGAGGTGGTGGTGTAAATCACCAAAACCGGGTCAGAGCAAAACGTGGGTTTTATTTGGTAAAACTAATCACGGTAAGCTCAGCGGCGAAATCCTGTACCGGTTGGCGGGGCAAGGCAAGAAGCTGTTCCGCTGGCGTCTGCCTGAAGGTAATCCCTATCTGAGAATGGAAGCCAGAAACACATACACATCGCGTTTTACTGAAGTGGCAATGGCGTTCGCCAGCTTTTAA